AAAGATTTGCGTCCACACTCAGTGCAGGTGTACACAATCGGACGAATGACTAACATGCTCGGTGTCACAATACGCACAGGTCCGCACAAGCAATGTGCCAAGAAGCGTTCAGGGGTTGTCCATTCTTCATTCACATATCGGTCAAAGACATGTCGAGGAAGTTTCGACCAGAGTTCATCGTCTTCAGTCCATTCAGGTTCTTGAAGCAAAGTTCCAAACTCAGAGTCGTGAAACCATAACACTCGCATATCTGCATGGTCTTTCAATGAATGTTCTGCACATCCAACTCGTTCGAGGGAATCATTATACAACCAATACACATCTGCGTGGTCATACGAAGGGTCTCGTGTTCCGCGATAGACTTCTTGACCGTCCATCATCCAGGTATCTGCTACGACATCCAAATCATTTTCGGTGATGTCGGAGGAAATGTTCATGTATAAAAACTCAGGGTGTAGCCGTGAAAACATTGTTGAATCGTGAGTTTACGCAAATGAAACTGAAACGCACACATCGTGACGACAGACTGTCTTGGTTGCAGAACGAGATAACTCATGTCGTTTGCGTCGTCCCTCGGCTGCTTGAAGGGTGGTTGAACATTCGTCCATGTCTTTTTGAATATCATCGTAGTGTGTTTCAAGGTAATCTAGAATTTCATCTTGAATCGCCCACTCGAAGAAACTGAGTTGTCCGACCGTGGTGTTCAGCTCCATGAACTGAATACGCTTCCAACGACAGAACGGGTCAAACATCTTTTTGCTATACGCTTTGAGATGTGCTTTATATGCGAGATACACGATGACATGTCGTCCAGTCTTAGTCACAAAGGAAATGTTATGTTTCTTTGCATAGTTGGTCACGAGCCAGTCAATCAATCGCAAGCTGATTTTAGAATCACCCGATAGAATGGTCTTGACCCGAGCGAGTACTTCGGGATTGCTATAAAATCCTGCGAGTCGATGTAATACGAGTTGGTCTTTGCTTTGAATCTCCATAGTGGGTTTAGTTGCGCTCATTGAAAATGACTTTTATATATAATGTCGGCAATGTATCTTTCATCCGTAGGGGCAGAACTCAGCGAGATTGAGCCTCATACACGTGAACTAGGGAAAGTCGTAGAGGAAATGAAGCAGAAGCTTGTGACTGAAGTGCGAGTGCTTGAAGGCATTGAGATTGAATCCTATCTCTCTGTTCGCACTGCTTTAGAAAACGAACTTTCAACTACGAAGCTTACAGAAGAACAATGGAAGAGCGCCTTACCGAATGGTTGCTCGATAACAGACCCCTCACAGGACTCAAAAGAAGAATCCGAGACTTCATCATGCTTTGCAGGACTCTTGAGCCACGATTGCCGGTTCGTCTACTTAAGCAACAGGTCTACGCCCTCGTCGACAAACTCATGCTCGGGGAAGTCGGACGTCTGTGGATGCGAGACCGGTGCTACGAACGTGTGTTGCGAATGTATGGAGCGAACGACCAGCGCACAGAGGCCTGGCACACCAAGCGAAGTGAAATGATTACTGCTTCTGAAGTCTATGGAGTGTTCGGTTCTGAATCGGCTCGTCGTGAAGTCATGATGCGAAAGTTAGAACCTAGACCTCCAGGAGAAGGCAATGGAGTTCCAGCATTGTTGTGGGGCACTCGATTTGAACCAGTTGCAAAGAAGATTTATGAAGAGCGAACCAAGTGCACGATTACCGATGTATCGTGTGTCCAACATCCAGTCCACAAGTTTCTAGGCGCATCACCGGATGGATTGATTGTTCCGAACAGTGATGACCCAAAGCGCTATGGTCGTCTTGTAGAGTTCAAATGCCCTATCAGCCGTGCCTTGAAAGCTGAAATACCGCCTGGATACATTCATCAAATGCAAATGCAGATGGAATGCACGGGCATTGACGAATGTGAATATGTTGAGTTCCGATTCAAGCAAGTGAACTATTCAGAATGGCTTCGAAGCACAGACCAGAAGGGTGTGTTTACAGTCTACGAAGATGGGAAGGTCATCTATGACAAAGACATCTACGAGGATACAACACAAGTGATCTATTGGTTACTGACCTCCATCAAAGAGGACTTTGTTCCCAAGGACAAAGAGTGGCTACCTAAACACTTGGGAGGATTGAGTCAGTTCTGGAACGAAGTGTTGGAGCATCGTAAGAACGGGACACTGCCGCTTAAACAGGTTGTGTCCTTGGATATATAAATGTTTTACCTACGCGAACAATCCTTACGAACAGATACACCTATTTTTCAAAAGCTATCACCTAATGGACTTCTATTTCTCGAAAAACAAATCGCATATGACTTTGCCAATACAGGAGTCTATGAGCGTCAACTGATTGATTGGGCATTGACTATGATGGACCCGAATAAAGTCTTTGTAGACATCGGTGCACATGTTGGAACGTGGACACTTCCCTTTGCAAAAAAATGTGCATACGTGCATAGTTTTGAATGCTGTCCACGAACTCATAACTTTTTATGTGCTAATGTTGCATTACAAGGACTTGATTATGATGTTACAATCCATAAGACTGCATTGGGAAATCATACTGGAACCCTCCCCTATTATTTCAGATCGGAAGACGGAGGAGGAAACAGCTGTATCGACTTCAAAGATAAGGTATGTGATTCAATACCCGTTCCCATTACAACCTTGGATTCGTTCAAACTTGACAATATAGGTCTCATCAAGATTGATGTAGAAGGCTTTGAAAAGGAGGTGTTTGAAGGGATGCAAGAAACCCTCAAGCAAAATGGGTATCCTCGTATCTTTTTTGAATCGTGGACAGACTATCGTGAAAAGGAAGGAATCCCTGCAATCAAACTCCGTGAAGAGTTGTTTGACTATATTCGTCAAACAGGTTACTCTGTGATTCCAGTTCGTGGGTGGGACGAAATGTTTATTGCCGAACGAAACACTGACACCACTTCGACCTAGGACTTGCAAACTTCCGATTCCATTCGTCAATGGTGTATTGACTCCCCATACTCATATTGCAACGACCACAAATAGGAACTAGATTATCGACCGTAGTCTTACCGCCTTTGCTTTCTGGAATGTTATGTCCACATTGGAAATCAAAGACATTGATTCGGTTCGTACACCAAGTCACTTTACACTTACTATCAAAGCGCTGACCGATTTGCTGAACCCAGACTTGTTCGCGCAGGGCTTTGGGTATAGTTGCTTTTCTGTTCTTTTTAAACACATCCGACACTCTCGCATGAAAGACCATACTTTCTTATACGACATACGATGTATATTGATTTACTCGAAAGGGTGTTTCAATACCGTTGATAGACCCCCGGTTAGAAGAAATAGGGTCTAGGTGATTCGTTTGTTGGTTATAGGAAGAGTTTTCAAGTGCAATCGTTCTCGCAACTTGTGACTTATCCAAGAACTCGGGTTGGAATCGTTCAGTTGATTTCATCATTACAAGCACAGCTACTAAAATCGCAGCTGCCAATAATAGCCACTTCGTCATTATCTCTCTTCACGAAAAAACGAACAGCTTTCTGTCTAGATGAAAGGATAAGTATGGACGAAGACAAATCACTCGAAATATTACGAACAATGCTAGGACGCCGTGGTTTGGATACCAAGACTGAACGAGTTGTTACCGATGGTATTGAGAATGTCAACTTATATACTCTTGGGAATCAACTGGTTGTGTTCAGTCAAAAAGCCAAGGGTATGGTGGAGCGAGACGTGAATAAGATTGTAGACTTTGCGGATAGCAATGATTATACGCACGGCATCGTCATTGTAGCCTTGGTTCCACCGTCTGAGAATGTATTGAAAATCATCAAGCAGATGACCAAGACTCGGTTGATTCAGTTCTTCCATAAGCGTCAACTTCTGTTTGATATCACAACACATCGTGCTGCAATGCCTCACCGTATTCTCAAAGAGGAAGAGAAGACCGAAGTGTTCAAGACCTACAACATCAATACACCCGACCAACAACTACCGTGGATTGACTCACAAGACCCAATGGTCAAGTGGATTGGCGGACGACCCGGTGATGTCATTGAAGTGAATCGACACAGCGATGTTGCAGGTGCACAGCTATATTATCGCTATTGTGTTCCAGATGTAAATATTGCGTAGTGACAATGGAGGAATTAAAAGCGAAGTACGCTATCCAACTCGCTGAATATGATCAATTGACGGCACAAGCGATTCAATCTGATGACGTAACTCAGATTCCTAAACTTCGTGAGATGAATACTAAGATTGCGGCAACACTGAACGATATGATTGAGAAGCTCACCTTTATGAAACAGAACACGACGTCGACTGTTAAACAGGAACGCGATGCACTCATTCAAAAGCTAGCTCAAATCCAAAAAGATTATAACAGTCTCAATGAATCAAAAGATACACTTGAAACATTGCGCCGTATTCGTCAACAAGCAAACTATGATGCAGATTATCAACTTCGAACTTACTTGTTCTTCTTTTTGTTACTGGCTCTCTGTATTGTATTCTATGTAATGTTCATGTCTCAAAAGAAAGATACGACGGCTGCAAGTGCAAGGACTCCACCGATGATGGCGGCTTTGGTATAATACATTGAATCATCTCGAGCGACTTCTTCTTTGGATTTCATCTCACCTTCGTAAAGATCGTGTAGTTCAGGTCCCTTTTTACGTGCGTCTGCAATCTCTTTCTGGAACTTGCTAAGTTCAGGGTTCGTTTGCTCGTAGTTTTTCGCAAACTGGTCAATAAAGCTTGAATCATTCTGAATGCTTTGTTGTAAGGTTTTTAGGTAATCGTTCAGCCATTTTTCAGCCACTTCTGCTTGTTGCTTATAAGTCGACTGTCCAGTCACCTTATACTCTAACAAACTCAGTTTGTATCGTGTTAAGACACTCTCGAACTCGGTCGTCATTATCTTGTTTGTTAGTAAACAAAATGCCCGTCAGTTCTTTCCTTGAACTCAACACACCAAGACATGTCCGCCTAACCACTGATGCGTCGGAACATACCCGTTACCTTCGTATGGCAGCTACTGTTGCACCCTATGTTCGTAACGGTGTTTCAGCTGCGCCTACATTAGGATGGAAGTCTAATGAAATTTCAGCTTCAGCTCGTATAGCCGCTCCATTGTATGGTATTCTCAACGGTTTTCTCCCGAACCGTAATTAAGGGAAATGGGTCAAACGTTATCGTGTCCGCCTGGCTTTGAAAAAGGCACATTGTTCACATGCCATGCTACATGTCCAGCTCGATTCAAATATGTTCAAGAATCTGGCGGTGGAACCGGTCCACCTATTTCAAAGTGTGTACACAATCGTTACAATCAGCTATCGTTTACATTGTCGTCATTACCACAACTTGAAGACGCAGATGAAGTGCCATCTACTTATGCAACGGAAAAAGCACGAGTTGAAGATGAAGTGTTACGAGTCGATAAAGAACTCGACGAATTGATTGCACTCAAAGAAGTGACTAATCAACGGACTAAACATGTTAATGAGTATTCACGCATTCAATCTAGCTATGTAGATTTCAAAGATACAACAGATGTTCTTGAGAAACTAAGAGAAGTCAAATCGAGTATAAACACGATGCGACCTCCAACGGCTCCGTCGTCAGACCTTGAAAAAGAACGCAAAGCCATTCTTTCCATTGGGGCCCGTGACCTCTTCTTTGTTCAGTTTTCACTCTTCCTCTTGATTTTAACCTTTCTTTCTTACCTTACACTTCCGACAGACACCGCACATGTTTTAGCATTTTTACTCTTATCCGTGGGTGTCTCCATTGGTTTCTTTCTAACAAGATGAGTAATGGGACTGATACAGTCAACTACAGGTGGACTACCTACCATGGAAATGCCTAAATGTCCACTCCCTTTTGAAAGTGTAGGTAATTTCTCGTGCGTGATGGCATGCCCGACCGAGCGAGGCTATGAACGAAGAAATGTAAATGGAGGCTTTCAATGTGTCTACAAGAGTGACCCCAAATACTCTACGACATTGAATACGGTGTCTGCAGTCATGTTTACTGGAACTACACTCACACAACTTCAAAGTAGTAATCCAACTGCTTACAGTGAGTTTCTTAAGGAAAAAGACCGATTTACAAACGAACTTGTAATCCTTGATGGAAAGATTGACAAGGATACGAAGCTTCGTGACGCATTTCAAAAGCTCCAAGATGCTGAGAATGTAAGAGACCAAGTACCGGATGCCTATCAACAAGCACGTTCCAACTATTACACCTTGAAAGACGGAGACAAATGGAAAGAGACTGAGAAGGAACGCGTCTTGAAAGCTGAAGTCAATCCGGTTATTCAAAAGATGGTAGACACTAAGAACTCTGCAGTGCGTCAGTATGAAAATCAACGAAAGACCGTGGATGTTGTGAATGGGTTAAAAGACAAGGTGTTATCGCTGAAAGACGAAGTGAAATATGCAGCCGATACCTTCAAGGACCAGATTAGTAAAGTCGAGAATGCGATTCAACGTGAACGCAAACTCCGTAACAATAAACCTGACCTGAACATCTGGGATTGGTTAGATTCAATCTTGAACATTCTCATTGTAGCATCGATGTTGTATGCACTCTATGCGATGTATCAAAAATATGTAGAACGATCGCGGTTAAGCTCGTATGGAACTATCTACTAGAACATCAATGGAAATCACAGACCCTCGAACGGTCCTCGACTTTCAAAAAACAACCTTTTGCGGTCACATCCGTTCGCATGTTACGAAGGTGCTCCTTCAGAACATTCAACTCGGTCACGCAGATTACGCCTGTTATTGGTCCTTGGAACTTGTGTGTTCTGGACTTGTTCATACATTATGGATGGCTCTCTTTGAAGGCGCAGCCCTTCATGTGAATCGAGCTCAACCTGCAATCTTCTTGTATTTGGCGAAATCGTATGAGACCTATGCGCCCATTGAAGCCAAGTATTCATTGCGAGATATGACTGCCATTCGGAACAACTTGGAAGTGCGTGAACTCATTTGCAAAGCCGCTGCAAGTATTTCGTTTTGTCGCAAGAACAAGTTACCGTCGTTACCCACAATCAAACCTCAACATGATTTTGAACCAGTCACCATTCAAGAGTCTTTGAAAGCACCCTCCACCTTGTATGGGAAACTGGTCTTGCGTCGTGATGATCCATTAACGGTTGCAGTTCCTATGAATGAGTTCGTCTATTGTCTTCGTCAAGATGTTCGTGATACAACACGAGCCTTGTATTGGATGGCGTGGGTCTATGCGTATGCTCGTGAACATAAGAAACAGACCAAACAACCCTTGATTTTTGCCAATCGTTCAGACACCTATGTCTCCGTTGCACATGGCAATCATGTAGCGTGGATCTTTTGGGATGCGATTCAAAAACAAGCACAGCCTGTTGCACGACAATATATTGAAGTCTTGTATCGTATGTATTGCTTGCGATGGAGTCCTGCCGACGCAAAGTCTCGACAAGCGTTGTTGACCACTGCGATTGTCTTGGTCTGTGAAGGTGTTACACTTGACACTACACCGGTCTCAGGTGATTCATTGGCAGTTGCAACCGTGTTGAACGGAATCCCTGCATGGTTGGATGCGATTACACGAATGCAAAAGAGTTTTTCCAGCTAAAGACTAAATGCAACGCAAACTCTATGAAGCCTTAGTTGCAGGTCTGATGTTCTTTATCATTTCTCATCCGATTGTCTACAAGTTAGTGGACAAACTCGTGGGTGGATTGTTGGGTCCTATTGCAAGCCCAAGTGGATGCCCTACAACTTGGGGACTGATCGTTCATGCAGCCGTGTTTACAGCTGCGACCTATTATGGTCTAGGTATTTAATCAATATTTTTCTCATACTATTACATGGATACGTTTACTCTACTCTTTTGGGTGTTTACAGTCATGTTCATTTCGTTATCTGCATATTTACTACCGTCTAATAAGAATCCCTTATTGTATACTCAAATTGCCGCTGGGTTTGGTATATTCGCAATGAGTAAGATTGGACGCACGTTCTTAGGATTGGAGTAAAAACGGATCAACCGTTCCTAACAGATAGACCTTAAATGATCCCTGAACTCTCTGCTTCTAAAGTTGCTGGCTTTATCGGTCTCCACAAATATCAGAATGCACAAGAAATTGCCTATGAACTTCTCTGTAAAGACCTGGTTGGAAAGACGCGTGTAGCCGAGTTGGAGAAAGCACACAATCTTCGTCCGTATTCCAAGTTGGTCGATGAAGTTTTCCGTGAATGGCCTATTATGGATATCGTTCAATCCGGTATCAAATCCGCTCAACACACCGCCAATGTCCAAGGAGTGCTCAAAGAAGTTGAAGCTCAAGCTGCATTAGTGTTTGACCTTCGTAGAGACACACTTCCTACTGAACTCAAAGCGCGCTTGGTCTCTGAAGTTCGTGGTAAGGTTGCTAAACAGCGTGGACTCAACAATGAAGAGAAAATCTTGGACACCTACGAAACTGCAAAGGAGGTCAAGGTAACCGAACGAAATACCAAGACCATTAAGAAAGACTTTGGAACCTTCAAGTTGGTTGGACGATGTGATGGTTACGTTGCATCCGAGAACCGTATTGTCGATTCCAAAGACCGAACACGTGTCTGGGCTGAAGTACCGCTCTACGATGAGATTCAGCTTCGATGCTATATGAACATGTATGACGCACAAGAGTCTGAACTGATTGAACGATTCCCAGACCGAACTACACGCCATACCAAGTATCTGAACAATCCTGAAAAATGGGGAGCCATTGAGAATGAGATTCGTCGTGGAGTCGACAAGTTGAATGCCGCACTTCACGATGAGGAAGAGTTAAAACGAATCGTTTTCGCGAATACAGTGACTCTTTCATGAACATAACACTATTGAACGAACTTCCTAAACAATGGAAACATGCTAGGCCATTGAGAACCTACGAAACTCGTATGATGTATATAGGGTTTCGTCGATACAATATAGAACAAAAAACCATTTCAACAATCACTCGTACAGAAGATGGTTTAGTTCACTATGAAGAAACACCATTTGATTCCCCTGTGTTTTCAAGAGGGTATGCATGTGAACAAGTTCGAGTCAAGGTCTATTCAGACTCACCTCGTGTATGGGTGGAAGAGTTGTCGCCTTATGAACGAACGGTCTTTGTCCAACAACCACAACAGACTGCTTGAACCTTACGAACGAGGATAGGACTCTTAGATGCAAGAATCGCGGCTTCTACAATGACTGGCACAACACGGTCAACAGTGAAGTATAAGGCTTCTTTTTCCTCTGTGGACTTGTCTGAATCGTGGATGCAGATTCGTAAGATGGATTGAAGTAACTCAAGCTTCTCTTTTCCTTTGAGGTTTGCAATCTGCTCAACTTCTTTTGCAACTTGAATGGAAGAACCCACAAGATTGTTCAAATCTAACTTTCCTTTAAGTGCATTATACACAGCGTCCTTCGTAGCATGGAGAGGATTGGACTGCATTGCGGTTTGTTCATTCACGACAAAAGATGCCGACGAGATAAAGATGGATCTTCAAGAAATCCTGTCGGTCGCATTAGGCACCCTCATTGTAGTCGTCATCGCACATGTTGCAGTCTTCTGGGTTGTGCGCACTTTGTATCCTCCAACTCAAGTTCAGCCAGTTTTCACACCACCGCCGATAGTAGTACAACCCGAACCTGAACAACATGTCAGCGTTCCAACGTATACACCGCCTGTGCCCGTGGAAGCCCCACGTCAAGAAGGGGAACGTAAAGGACCACCACCTGCTGAAAGTACCTCAATACGTGGGGAATCCGGGGTGGATACTGCTAACGCACGAGGATAATCGAGCAGTCGCGTGGTTCGTAGATCAACGCGATACACCCGTTCCACTTCCCATCGTCATGGACGAACGTCTCTTTTCAGACACCGTCATACGCGTGGTCCAGTTAAAACATTCTGTCTTTTTAGTCTGTGATATTCGCTATCTCAATGGAATCAATGTCTATGAAAAGCTCTCCTATCAGAGTCGCCGCGTATTAGTTGAAAGTCTCCTACAAGAATGTCATTATCCAGACTTGACGGCTCTGTTGACGTATGATGAAATGCCTGAGGATGCGTCGGTGCGAGGATACGAACAGTATGACAACGAACCTGGCACGATGGGCGTATTTCTTCCTGTGAAAGAGTAAATGTCTTGTTCAGCTCCACAAGGAGGTCGTAGAAAGCGAACCATGAGAGGTGGAATGATGTATGGTCCTGTTGCCCCCATTACAGCGGGTGCGCTTCAATGGGGAGCCGTCAATACTTCCGCACCTGTAAACCCAGTAACAGGAGCTGCAATGCCTGACCCCTATGGAACTAATCCAGAAACACAGGCAGGAGGTCGTCGCAGAAAGTCTAAGAAGTCTAAGAAGACCAAGAAGGCGAAGAAATCCAAGAAAACCCGCAAGACTCGTAAGAACCGCATGCGCGGTGGAGCAGGTGTTTACAATGCAGGCTCAACAGGCACATCCTTTGTAGGCGGTATTCCAAACTTTGCAACAGGTAGTCAGACCTACGGAAACTATGCAGGATACAACCCACAGATTCCAGGAAGCAATCCTCATCCAGTAGGTGGAGATGGTGTTACCCGAGTCTAACCACTGCATCGGCAAAGACATAGGGTAAATACTCCAAATCGTTCGTAGTGATTTGTGGTCCACCGTGAATCGACATTGTTAAAAACATCTCCTGAACAACACTGCGAAGTGTATGATACTCTTCCCATTCACGCCATGCGGTATACGCATGCATGCTTGTGGAAACCACCATCATCAAATCACTGCCTCCAATGAACATGAGAAAAAGGGTAATGAGAGGTCCTAGTATCATCTCGTTGAAGAGAAGGACGCAATCACCCCAAGACTCAGGTGCATATCGTTTACGAAGCTGAATGTAACGTTCCGCGACTTCAAAGGGTTTATGAATCATCGCGAGCTTCGATTGTTATTCCTTCGTTTGGAAATTTGACCTCTTTAAACGTCCCTGCTTCAATGTACATGAACTCAGTGCGTTCTGTAACTTGAATGAGATTGCAGAGAAGATCTAGTTCAATACGGTTTCCAGGGATGAGGAACTTGTTGAGGGTTCGTGTCAGATCAATCTCAGTATCTAAGTCTCCAATCCAGACCCATGGAGCTTC